GCCGCCGTGGCAGACGCCAACCGGAGGATCGTGTTGTCATTGTACACGGTTCCCGACTCATTGCCCGTGGCCGTCGTGGGAACGTTTGTAAACACAGTAAACGTATTACGGCCTTCGCCGGGATTGTCCACTTGATTTATAAAAGTTGAAAACGATTGGACAAGAGAAGACATGTAGGCTCGACTATACTGATCAGGCGGTACAGGAAAGAAAGGCGCATTTAAGCTACGAGACATTATCTTTTCCCGTCTGGTCGTATGTCAATTCTTGGTACACCAAGACGCCATAGGATGTTCTCGTCAGTGGACGAAACTTTAAATGTAAAACTGCGTCCACGGAGCCGTGTTTGATACGATGTTGTGTATTGATCAACAGGGTTCGAAGATGTTTTCGTTACAGCATTCGTTGAGCTAGTTTGACCCACTTGCCCGGGAAAGTTTTTTGCTTCCATTACAAACGAAAGAGCAGAAGTCTCTACCGTTTCTCGAAAATTCACATCTGGGATAACGCGGCTGATATACGCGAACTGGTTTCCTGACGGCATTCTCATGTCCCCAGATTCAACAAACGAGGTCATGGCTGACCCATCGTCCTTGGCACCTATTTCTTGGTTAAACAAGAAATTATCTGTTCCTGTCGCCACGGGGTACTGAGATACGCCTCGGTCAAGCCATGCCGTTCGCGCTAAAGTCCCCGTAAACCAAAGTTTCTCCATATAATTGTACACAACGTAGCTGTCGTTTTCCGTAGAGTTCGCTGAAGGGTAGAACCACCACACTTCAGCAAAAGATACATTAGCACCAGAAACAATTTTATCTGATTGAGAAGTGTTCAAATTGTCAAACACGAAATCTCTAACAGTGCATGGGATTCTTTCAACTGACCCCGAGAATATATAGAACTCAGCGGATCCCATCCAAAAAACGTTGTCGCCAACCGCAACCGCAGACTTAGGGCTCGCAATGGTAATGTTTTCTGAAATCAAACTAAGGCCAAATGTAAGTGGCGTTCCGAGGTACTGCATAGAGTGAAGTGAAACGTCAGTGAAAACAAGAATCTGCTGCCGTGTTTCTATGGCCTGAACAATGGTGGAACCGGAACTAAGCCGAAGATCACCTGAAGTATTTAAGGCGGTTGGATACCAATCAACGGGGTCTTCCTGACTGCAAAATCTAATTAACAAGGAGTCTAAAACGCCATCACCTGTTGTCGCGCTTGGATTAGCCCCAAGGCCATCCACACCAAACGCAATAATGTGCCTGTCCCGATCAGACATCAAGACCTGCAACGCTACAGTTGGAACAGATGTTAAAACTAAAAGGTTCCCTGTGACGGGGCTTCGCAAAGCTAAGGTGCTGTCATACAGAAACTTGGCGCGAGTGTTAACTCCGTTCGTCGTATCCCAATAAAACACCCCGCCATTACGCTCATTAAAGATTAAATCCTCACCGTAATTATCCTGCGCCCAGATGCGAAGGTTCGAAGTTGATGCTTGAACGCCTGAAGATATTGAGTTCCCCCAACCTATGAAGTCGTCGGCTGTATCTGAATTTCCCACCGCCAACTGAACCGTCGAGGTATCTGCGTGTGCCGTAGCAGACGTTCCCAACTGTGCTCGAACACAAGAGTTTAAAGTATTTGTACTTACAGAACCAATTTTTATCAGTTCCGTACCAATCATGATGAAGTCGTTAGCTACAAAACCCGTAGCATTGGCTAGGATAATAGTAGTGTCTGAGTCGGAAATCCCCCCCGAATCATTCAAAGTTGTTGTCAACGCGCCGAACGTAGTGCCTCCCCACAGACCAGCGCCCCAACCCGTTCCGAACACAGAGTTGTTTAATGCTGTACCTATCTGATACGCCCCAACAACGCTGTTTCCACCGCCAGCAGAAACTGAGCCATTTGGTCGTACAGGAGTTTCGTTTAAGCCACCTGAAACCGTAATGCTCCGTATTGTTGCAAGTGCTCTGGGCAAGAACTTATAGCTGTTGCCGTCCACGATCTCTGTAATCTGGTACTCTTGGTTTAAAACACTGGCCGTTATGTTGGTAGAACCCAGTTGCGCGGCTCCTGAGAACGTAACAAAATCGGTTACAACTGCTCCGTGGTTGGCATCTGTTACGGTTATAAATGCAGTTGCTGGAGTGTTGGCGTTATATGTAGTACAGGTAAACTTGACGTCCCCCGCAGATGTTGTCTGCCTAAGAGGGGTGACATCATTAAAAGCAGTTCCTTCTTTGACATAAAACTTAACCTCTGTCCCAAGGCCCAAGTAATGCGTTCCATTGTTGGACACCCACTCATTTAAACCGCGGCACTGACCTAAAAAAGCATTATTAGAGTTTTTTTCCCAACCGTTTAGTTTCTCGGGGAAACCAAAGCGAAAACGGATTTTATCGCAATTAACCCACCCGTTATCTTCCGAGTACGGTGTGGTCTCTTTGTTTATTCCGGGTTTGAATTTAAGGTCTGTCAGGGGCATTATGAAGTTGCTCCGTATATAGTTCCGTTGTTTGTCGTGCTTATTGCTGTCCCTGAGATTGCTGCACCCGCTGCACCCGTTGTACCACCGCCGCCGTCATATTGCCCTGATCCTCCTGCTGCGCCCCAGCCGCCGCCGCCGCCGGGTTGCCCATCGCCACCATTGCTCCCTGCCGCGCCGCCTGCGCCACCCGCAATAAAATAATAAATTGCGGAACTACTACCGCTTTGCCAAGAAAACCCACTTAAGGCTGAAGATTGCCCCGGTAAAACGCGTCCGCCAGATTGCCCTGTTGCATGATTTGGTCCATCGTCTTCGCTTCCACTTGGTGTGGCCGCTGAACGCCCACCAGCCTGACACCCCGCTGCCGAAAAGGTTCCTAGATCACCTCGTGTGTAGGAAACCGCTGCACCCGCTGAACCGGGAGTACCACTTGATCCCGCACCAGAGCCGCCGCCAGCGGAATGGTCACCGTTTAAACCGGCCCCTCCGCCACCGCCGCCACCAGCTACATAAGCACCACTGTTGATTACAAGCGCAACATTAGAAGAGGCGTTGCTTATTGCAGAACCACCAGCACTACCGTTTCGAAGTGCTGTAGTCGCACTCGGAGTACCACCCGCGCCACCCATTCCAATAATGTTTCCAGAATTATTAATAGTCAAACCACTAGAAGAGAAAGCATTGGAAATAATTAATCCAGCATTTGTTGTGCTTGTTGAATAGAGAAAAACGCTGGAATTTATATTTAAAACAACAGGAGAGGACCCATTCCAACCCGCGTTGGAAGCCGCAGTGGCAAGATTGTAGTCAGCCTGATTGCTGGAAAGTGTAATAGTAAATATAGCAGCGGCACCGTAAAAATCGGTCACACTAATAACACCACTGGTAGGCACGCCTGTGTTGTTTGACCCAACAAGACCGCCACCGCGATAATACTCAGTAAGAGAAACAGGGTTTGACCCCCCAAACTCAGTTTGGATTTGTGAAAACAGCAGTGTTCCTGAACCGGGTAACGTCATTAGGCACTTCCTACAGCGGTAACGTCGCCCTCAACAGTTAATGCCCCAGCCGATGTGAGTTTTAAACGGTCTGTTCCGTTATGAGAAAATTTTAAGTCGCTGCCTGATTGCGAAATAGTCCAATCCCCAAGGTCTATAGTGGACGCCCCTACTGTTCCAAAGGAAGATATATTCTTGTTACTATCTACGACGACAGCTTTAGATGCGGCGACTGTACCAGCAGTGACGCCATCGATCGTTTCTAGTTCAGCTTCTACAATAGACGCACTTCCAATGGCCAAAGTAGCGGCGGTAACTGTTCCAGTTGCAGTAAGGTCGCCCGTTAAGCCCATACCATTAGCGTCAATGTCTACAATTTTACTGGTGCCAATTTTAATGTGTACGTCGGCGCTATTCCAACCCGTCAACTCAACCTGACCAGAACTTGCGTTGAGTTCTCCGTATTGAATGCCGTCAGCTTGACCGGCACTTACACCACTACGCAAAAATAAGTGGGACTTATTAGCAGAGGCTACAGTTAAATGATATGTTCCTGTTCCTGCCGTGGTTGAATACGGGTAGTTAAATGTTGTGGAACCCGACCCAGTTGTGCCTGATGAGTACGTTCTTAATGCTTCGTTTGTGCCGCCAGATAAAAATTTAAACGAATTATTAACACCACTGCCGTTTGTACCAACGGTGTCAATTGTACTCCCACCCGTGTCGTGCGATAGTACAAGACTACCAGTAGTTGTTGACCCAACCACTGCCGCGTTTCCCGAAATAGTTGTTGTTGAAGCAACACCTGCGGCAATTGTTACATCAACCTCACCGTCTGTTGTATGTTCACCCTCTAAAATTAAACCAGCCGTTAGTTGACTTGTTGTACCGTTGCTCTCTCCAACAAAAAACGACAACCTTCCAGCTTCATCTGTATCAGCAGCCGTAGATACCTCTGCAAGAATTTTAGCATAATAAGTAAATTGTTCAGCGGAATTATCACCGCTAAAGTGTATGGAACCTATATCATCGTTATCTGATGCAGCAGCACCCTTGTTTTTTATAAAAGAAAGTCTGCCAGCAGTGGCACCGTTAAACGTGTTTTCAATACGAACTTCAGGATCTTGAGTATTAGCTGAAGTAAAATTAACAGTGTCACTGGCTACCAGCAGTTGTCCAGTTCCATTGGGTCTTATTTCAATATCACCGTTACTTACACTGACAATATCCTTGCCGTTTACATCTAAGTTTCCACCCAACTGTGGCGAGGTATCATCAACCAATGCGCCCATGCCGGACTCAGGGGTCGGTATAGTTGCCCATTCAGTAGCAGTAGCACCCGAATTTACCTTAAGGTATTTCCCAGCATTACTACTTAAAGAGGAAGGGATATTCGCAGCAATATCTCTCCCATCAACCGTTCCGGTAACTGTGATATTTCCAGTAACTGAAGTAACCCCAGACCCATTTGGAGTTAACTCCAAATTACCGTTACTATCGGTAGTTGTGATAGCGTTAGCGTTTATGCTTATGTTATCTATGTTTAGTTCATTAAGTTTCTTATTGCTATCAACGACAAGAGCCTTACTTGCAGCAACCGTTCCGGCAGTAATTCCGTCTATCGTTTCTAGTTCGGCTTCAGATATATCTGCCGAACCAATAACAAGGGAACCAGCAGTTACCGCGCCAGTTGCCGTCAGGTTGCGAAAGCTGGAGATGTCCTTATCCGCATTGACAACAACTGCTTTACTTGCAGCAACC